GTGCAGCCCACCATCGACAACGCCAAGGATTACGGCAAGAAGCGCATCACGCCGATGATTGAAGCCTGCCCCGCCCTGCACTCCAAAATCAAAGCGCCGACCTCCAGGCGGGCGGGAAACACCCTAGCCTTGAAAGAATTCCCAGGCGGCTTCCTGAAACTGACGGGAGCGAATTCCGGCGCCGGCCTCCGGTCGGACCCTGTACCGATCGTGCTCTTCGATGAAGTGGACGGCTATCCCCTGGACGTGGACGGCGAGGGCGACCCGCTCGAAATCGGGACGCGGCGCACGGATTCCTTCGCGGACTACAAAATCGTGAAGGGATCGACGCCGGCGAAGCCCAAGGGCATCTCGCGGATTGAGCGCGACTTCGAGCGCAGTGACAAGCGGCGATTTCACGTTCCCTGCCCGTTCTGCGGACTCAAGCAGATCCTTTGGTGGCGCGACCCGGCGACACGGGAATACCGGCTTTATTACGAAGTGGACGCCGATCACCAGGTAATCGTGGATTCCGTCGCCTACATCTGTGCTGGTTGCAAGGCCAAAATCCCGGAGCGGTACAAACACCAAATGCTGGACCACGGAGCATGGATCGCAGAGATTCCCGACCGGCCCATAGTCGGCTTCCACATAAACGCGCTGTATTCCCCCTGGCGCGACAACTGGGCGGACCTCGCGCTCGAATGGAACGAAGCGACCCGCGAGCGGAACCCGGAGAAGCTGAAAGCGTTCATCAATCTGCGCCTGGGCGAGACGTGGGAAGAGGAAGGCGACGCAGTAGAACAAATGGCCCTCAAGTCGCGCCTGGAACCCTACGGCGCGGAGATTCCGACCTGCGTTGGCCTTCTCACGGCGAGCGTGGACGTGCAGGGCGACCGGCTCGAATGCGTTGTTAAGGGATGGGGAGCGAGCGAGGAATCCTGGCTCATCGCTTACCAGCAACTCTTTGGCGACCCCGGCCAGGAGCAAGTGTGGAAAGACTTGGACGATTTTCTATCGGACGACTTCGAGCATGAGTCCGGGCAGCGCGTGCGGATCGCGTCCACCATGATTGATTCGGGCGGCTTGCACACCGATGAGGTCTATCGCTTTGTGAAGGCTCACCAGAATAAGCGCATCTTTGCTCTAAAAGGTTCGAGCGAAAGCGGCAAGGAAATTTTGGGCAAATTCAGCACCAACAATCAGTACCGCGTCCGCCTCTTCACCATCGGCACCGACACGGCGAAGGATCGTATTTTTGCCCGGTTGAAAATCCCGGCCCCCGGACCCGGTTACCTGCATTTCCCCGAATGGACGGAGGACGAATATCTCGCGCAATTGACAGGCGAGAAGGCCATCCGACGATACAAACGCGGGCGGGGGATCGTCCGGGAGTACGTCAAGATTCGAGCCCGTAACGAGGCGCTGGACCTAGAAGTCTATGCGCTGGCGGCGCTCTACGTTTTAGGGCAGGCCACGCTGCGGAGACTCAAGGACATGGCCGAAGCCCTAAAGAAACCCCCGGAGGCAGGGACGGGCGGAGCGGGCGGACCAGAGGGCAGCGGCGAGCAGGGCGGACCCGGACCAGGACCGATAGGAAGGCAAGGCTCATCATGGGTGAACTCGTGGCGACAGGGACTCTGACGGGACCCCCAAATTGGCTGGTTCGGGGAGCGTTCGCAGCGATTTTTCTAGCGATTGCGTTTTTTATGCTTTGGGAGTTGGTGAAATGGGTCTACAAAGAAGAAATCCAACGTTACCGCGAGCAACGCCAGCGCCGGAAGTCTGCACGGCGCGGCTAGGGAATTCCCAAAAAAGGGGAAAGACCGATGAGCGAAAGACCCACCTACGTTGTCTATAGATCGGGCGATGGATCGAAGCGGTACATGCCACGCGAGACTTTCGAAGAATTCGCGGCTGTCGTTCTCACCCTATTTAACGATGTGACCATCATCGATGAGATTCCCGCCGATGCCGGGTTCTGGACCGAACACCTTCCGAATCTTCCCGGCCGCTTGACGGCGGAGCAGATCGCAGTTGGCCGCAAAAATTCAACGTGAATGCGAACTCCAAAACGGAGAAAAAGCGCGACTTGGCCGCCGTTCTGAGAAATCGAATCGCCGGCCATGGTGAGGAAGACCCTGCCAAAATAAAACTGAATCCCGACCAGTGGAAGCGCCACGAGAAGGAACAAGGCGAACCGCTCGAAGCCCTGCTCGAAAAAGTCGGATGGGTGCAGAGCGTAATCAAAAACCAAACCACCGGGAACCTTATCGACGGCCATTTCCGCGTCGAATTGGCGAAACAGCGCGGCGAGAAAAAAATCCCCGTTGTCTACGTCAAGCTTTCTCTCAAGGAAGAAAAACTGGTCCTGGCCCTACTCGATCCGCTCACCGGACTGGCCAAAATCGATGATATGCGCCTCGAGAAATTGCTGCGGGAGTTGGAGCCGGAGCACGTTGCGCTCGAAGCGATGGTCGCCAAGATGGAATCGGATTTGGGACTTGGCGGGAACGGCGCGGGCGAGCTCGACGGCGCGAGCCCGGAAGTCATCCTGGACCAAGCCGTGCAACTCGAACCCGGCAAGGAATACATTGTGGTGATGTGCGAGGACGACCAAGAATTCGCGGACCTGCGGTCCGCTCTCGATTTGCAGATGGTGCGGCGCGGCGGGTACAAGACCGGCTCGCCTTTCGATGCCCGAGGGATCGAGCGCGTGGTGCCAGCCCGCCGTCTCTTTGCAAAATTGAAAAAAGGAAAATCGAAATAGCGATGCTCGTCGCCATTCCATCGAAGGGCCGGCCCACGCGCGTGAAGTCACAGAAGATTCTTCCTAGTGCCCATGTCTTTGTGCCTGCCTCCGAGTTAAACGACTACAAAAAAGCGGGCGTGCGGAACCTCGTGAGCGTGCCGGATTCGGTTCGCGGCATCACGCCCACGCGCAACTGGATTCTGGCGAACGCTCGCGACAAGTGGGTTGTGATGCTCGATGATGATGTGAAACGGGCGGGATGGGTGCGCCTCGAAAAACAAAACTCCACCTACCATCCTCTTCGGAACGAAGCGGGATGGCTCGCGGAGATGGTTCGCCTTTTCGATTTGACCGAACAACTTAAGTACCGCATTTGGGGAGTGGCGACGCAGAGCGCGCCCCGCGCAATCTATCCCTGGAAGCCGATTCTTTTCCGGTCCTACGTCACCGCCTCATTTATGGGGATCGTGAACGATGGCCACACCAAATTCGACGAACGTTTCAAAGTCAAAGAGGATTACGAGCTTACCTTGCGCTGCGTGAAAGAGGACGGCGGCGTGGTCGCTGCCCGCTACTTGTTTTGGGAAAATTCCCATTGGACGGATGCGGGCGGATGCTCGGCGTACCGGACCCAACTGCTTGAGTTACGATGTATCAAATTGCTGATGAACCTCTACCCGGGAATGATTCGGCGCGTCACGCGTGGCGGCTCCACCTATTCAGTGGACCTCGATTTTTGAAATCGTTCCGAAGAGGCCAAAATAGAATTCGCCGCCTCGCGCCGTGGCCAGCTTCGATGGTAGAGTGTGGCAGCGGAGATTGGAAAAGCGAGGGTCATGACAGAACTTATTTGGGACGGAAAGTACAAAGACGACAAGAAGCAGGGGCCAGTAAAGATTCCGTTGCCATTTCAGGCGATTGAGACGGTCAACGAGACTGCGCAAGAGCGGCAGCGAAGCCTAGAACTTTTCACGGGGGGACGGGAGGCGGAGTGGCGCAACCGTCTCATTTGGGGAGACAAGAAGTACGTCCTTCCTTCCCTATTGTCCGAGTTCGAAGGCAAGGTGAACCTCATTTATATAGACCCGCCCTTTGATACGGGAGCAGACTTTTCCTATGAAGCGTTCATCCCTGACCATCCCGAGACAGAAGAAGAAAATGAAGCGGCCTCATTCATTAAGCAACCGTCCATCCTTGAGCAGAAAGCTTACCGAGACACATGGGGCCGAGGTCTAGATTCGTACCTAGAGTGGTTTTACGAAACGGTTGTTCTGCTCAGGGAACTTCTGAGTGAGGATGGCTCCATCTATGTCCACCTTGATTGGCATGTTTTCCACTATGCGAAGCCAATCATGGACGAGGTTTTTGGAGCCGACAATTTTGTAAATGAAATTATCTGGCGCCGAAAACAGGCTGCTGCATGGCAGTCCAAACAATTCGGGATAACGAACGATAACTTGCTTCTATACGTCAAGGGCAATGACTACGTTTTTAACCCTCTCTATTCCAGAGACGACGACAACACGCAAAAGTACCTGCGGGAACGATTCATTTTTGATGATGGGGATGGTCGAAAGTACATGAAATCCCCCTTGATAAATCCACTTCCACGTCCAAATCTACGTTACGTCTTTCGCGGCGTTGAACCGCCCCCCACGGGCTGGCTTTATTCCAAAGAAAGAATGGAAGAGATGTATCAGAGGAATGAGTTGGTCATGCCTTCCCCGAAAAAGGGTCGGATTTACCGAAAGATTTATGCAGACACATATCCGGGTCAAGTCATTCAGAACATCTGGAATGACATACCAATCGTAAACCCGATGGCAATTGAACGCTTGGACTATCCGACCCAAAAGCCAGAAGCATTATTGCAGAGAATCATTTCGACTTCGTCCGATCAAGGACATCTGGTGCTCGATTGCTTCGTAGGCAGCGGTACGACACCAGCGGTAGCCGAAAAGCTAGGGCGTCGCTGGATTGCTTGCGACCTGAGTCGGTTCTCGATTCACACGACTCGAAAACGCCTTCTTGGCGTTTCCGGTGTGAAGCCATTCATCGTCCAAAATCTCGGAAAGTATGAACGACAAGCATGGCAGGTCGCAGAATTTCCTGCCAACGGCAAGGACCATTTGGAAGAACAACGGCTCAGGGATATAGCCTATAGAAAATTCATACTAGACCTCTATCACGCCACACCTTTGACAGGTCACGCATGGCTTCACGGCGCGAAGAGTGGGCGGATGGTTCACGTCGGGGGTGTGGATGCTCCGGTCACCCTGGCGGATGTGAAAGCGATTGCGAAGGAAGCCTGGAAGGCATTGGGTGCGGCCAAAGACGCTCCTACGAAAGCGGCCGCTGACATCCTCGGTTGGGAATTCGCCTTCGAACTGAACGAACTTGCGAAGCAGGTCGCGGCAGAATCAAGAGTAAATGTGGCGTTCAAGAAAATTCCGCGAGAAGTGCTGGACAAGAGGGCCATCGAGCAAGGGGATGTAAGGTTTTTCGAACTCGGGGCGCTGTCGGTTGATCCGAAGCAGAAGGGGCGTGAAGTCATCCTCAAGTTGAAGGACTTTCTGATTCCGACAGATGACATCCCCGAAGAGGCGCGAAAGTCTATTAAGCACTGGAGTCAGTTGATTGACTATTGGGCCGTGGACTGGGACTACAAAAACGACACATTTCACAATCAGTGGCAGACGGCATCTTTCCCTCGAAAAGAGTTTTCTCCGCAAGGGGTCCCCAAAATGACTGATTCTGACAAGCCGGTGAAACACGACTGGGACAAAGTTGACACCCTTATACGAAAGCAAGATGCCTCTATCTCTCCTCCCGGCATGGCCAACAAACACCCTCTTGCTGCGATTGAGGAGTACACCACCAACGCCCGAAAGGAAAAGCTCGATTTCATAGGGAGGTTCAAGTTAGGGGGAATCGAGCGAAAGGCTGCGCTTCAAAAGATACAAGGTATGTATGATGCGCAGCTTGAGGCAACCAAACACTCTCTGAAACGGGCGCTAGAAGTTGAGAAGGAAAGGGTGGACTTAATTGCGAAGAAATATATTTATGAAATTACGGAAGAGTATCTGAGAGACATGCGGGGTTTCGGAATCCAGAATTATCAGGCGAGAGTCGAGACCCTTTTCAAGCTGAATGAGGAGACATCAAGATTGCTTAAGGAAGCGCAAGTCCAGGACATCCCTGAAAGACTTCGCGAAAAAACCCTGGACGCCATTTTGGCGAAGCATGAAGAGTTCTTCAAAAAGCTGATGACAGAAGAAATTGCATTAAAGTGACCAAATGGCGCCTGAGCAGCCTCCGCCAGCGACGAGGACCGTTACAAGTCTCAAGGAATACCTACTCAACCTGACCTCCAGGCGAGCCTTTCACCTATTCCTATTGGCTCTCGTCGTGGGGGGAATAAGTATTTCGTCGGATGTCCTCCTACCTTGGATTCCCGCCCTCGTGGTTCTCGCGTATGGCATGACGCTCTTCTATGCGACGAAGGTCCTATTTGTTCCACATTCAGAAATGACGAACAATTCTCCCTATTTTCTAGGATTCCTGTTCTTCCTGTTCTCGATTTACAAATCTTTTTCTGGCTTCGATGCTTCTCTGTCGATGGCCTCCAAGGTCATCGGCCAACTAGGAGCGGCCCTGCTCTCAACCGTGGTTGGCCTGACGTTCAGGCAATTGCTTTTCGCTTATGCGCCGGGCCAGGCGGACCAAGATCAGTTTTTCAGAACGCTCGAAGAAGAACTCCGCTCGAGTGCAACGCAATATAAAAAATCGCAAGCCGAACTCATAGAACTCTTGCATGAATTTGTCGCCAGCCGAGAGTTACTTTTTGCAGAAGAAGAGAAGGCATCGAAGCGATTCGTTCAAAACATGGAAAAGACCGCGAAAGTCTTCGATAGTGCTTTCGAGAACTACCCCACGATGATTTCCACCGCTCTGACTGAAAGCGCCAAGGGCATAGCGAAGCTTAGGAAGGCCCTAGATGAATTAGCAGTCAGCGCTAAGGAGTTGAAACCGCCTCTATTCAGCGAAACAGCCCGCGAGGTCGAGGCACTTAAGGTAGCGGCGGCGGATTTAGCAAAGCACATGGCCTCCCTCGGGGAATCAATGGGTGTCATGACCCAGTCTTCGGGCACTGCGGCACATAGCTCGCTGGAAACGCTCAAGACCATCGAGAAGGAGGCGAAGGCTGTTGATGCCATCCTTGAAGAGTTCATAAACATAATGCGCACTCGCATGGCTGCCTTTCGCTGATGTCTAGGATTGACATAGTCGGGTTCACCCTTGCGGAGATCGCGCTGGTGATCCTGTTTGCGCTTCTCGTCATCTTTCTCCCCCAAAAAGAGCGACAGGCAAATGAGGTCAAGGCTCTTCAACAGAAGATAAAGAGTCTTGAGGCAAGCGAATCTGCCCTAAAGCAGCAGGTCGCCTCATTGGAAAAGGAAAGACAACGGTTTCAGTCATCACGTCCCGACCTCAAATCAAAAGCTATTCCAACCTGCTTCGAGATCGACAAGACCGAGTGGCTTTTTTCCGTAACCATTCGTGGAAACGATGCATTTGAAATAACGGGAAAGGACATGACACTTAACGACATTTTGAAAAACTATGAAACCCAGATGAAGAGTGCGAAAGCGAAAGGGTGCATTCATCGGATTCAAGTCTTTTATAGCCCTGAAATCTCCACCGCGGATTACGATAGCGGGCTTCGCAGACTGGAAGCATGGTTCTCAACGGCAAAGAGAGGACAAGGTCGATAAGTGTGGCGAAAACTCAAGGACTTTCTCTTACGCTTGATTGGGCGGCCTAGTGGGGCTCCGCCTGGACGAACTACTCATGCGTCGGTACTCGATAGGGTCTTCGAAGAGCTGCGAGCGGAATCAGAATATCTGATAAAAACAAATTCGCTGCGGCGGTAAATGCAGATGGATCGAATCACACTCCTAAGAGTTGCCAATAGCTCCGAGCGGTTGCGTGACCTCCTCGCTACAAGCATACGGGTCGGAATTCAGCGAGTCCTCGGCTATGAAATGCATGCGTCTGAGGCAAGAGATTTGGCCCGCGTGCACACCCTGTCATCGGCAATTGACGAAATTGAAAAAAAGATTCAGGTCCATGAGGGTCTCCAAGACGCGAAGCGCCGAACCAAGCTGGCCATACATGAAACGATTGTTACGGGACCACAAGAGAATCAATTAACGCAAGATCGTTTGGATGCCATAGTGAAGAGTCGGGAGGTCACGCACGCTCTCCAGACCGACAGGTCCACGGGCAAGGCGAGCATTTCGGAGATTTTGCGCCTTCAGAAAGAGGTCACTGTATGGGGGACCGATTACCGACGCTTTCTCCGCTCAGTGTACGATTTGTATAAACTCCGGCGTCAAGAGCTAGAAGCCCTGAATCTTGGAACAATTAGGACAACGCAGGTGACAGTTGAATTGGATAAGCTTTTCATGGACGCGCTGGACCGATCCCACCGGGCACAATAGGCCAGCACCAAACACGCCATCCGCCGTATCTGCGAATTCATCGAATCCCACTAAAGCAAGTCTTTAGTAGCGAGCGGCAACCCGAGCACCATAACGGATTAGGATTTCGGTAGTGCACGTTTCGAAGTTGAAACAATCTTATCAAGCACCGTCACCACTTCCTTGTCGACCAAATTCTTAGGCACAAGGCGGGCTAACTCGTGGTAATCGGTCTTTCTCATCAGGTTAGGGAGCTTGAGTCTCTTGAAATAATCTTCAAAAAGTGGGTCCAGAAAATCATCACTGACTTTGGTATCAGCAGACCACGGTGAGCCCTTTCGGAGAGTCGCCATCGCTCTTTCTACCTCGACAATGCTCTCCTCCATAGCCTGTTTTCGCTCATTGATATGAGCGGCCGAGAAGAGTGGGCCCGCCGTCTCTGTTATTGCGGACTGTTCTGCATACTTCAACAACACTTCCTTGTGGCAAAGGTAGTTCTCTATTTCTCGGCGCTGCCACATAATCATTCCGAGTTCATCAGTGGATTCGGGGGCCTTTTGGAGTCGGTCAAAAACTGCCAACGCGACCAGGTCTTGCTTCGCTTCGCACAGGCCGCGAAAGTGAGCCTGGGCTTTGTTCGGTTGGTTCTGCACATAGTGGACGAATGGTCGCGCCAGGATTTGAGCAGCCTCATGTTCAAGCGTTTCTGCGAACGCCCTGAGAATTGCGAGGTCGGTAGCGCCTTCAAGGTATAGGACCCAACCTCCTTGCTCGGCTTGATAGTACTGATCGAATCCGATCTCCTTGAGGGCTTTGAGTAGTTGACTGCCCCTGTCGTCGATCCGATGTGGCTTTCCTACAAAGGCAACTACCACATCGCGATCCGCTGCTTCGTTCAAAATTATTTCCGAATGACTCGCAGCAATTACTTGACTTCCGCTCTCCCTCGCTAAGTCGGTCAACAACTGATAAATCTGACGTTGCCTAAGAATTTCTAAATGTGCGTCTGGTTCGTCGAGAAGCAGGATAGCGCCAGGATTAGCTTGAAGATATGCCATCAGCATGAGTGTCTGCTGCAGACCTCGACCGCTCGAAGAAAGATCGAGTTGAGTTCCTCCTGGTTCGCGATAGGTCATCTGGATTTCGCCGCGCTCAGGGATGTATTCAGGGCGGTTCAGAGTGACGCCGAAGAGCGTCTCGATTCGTCCAACAAGCTTTTTCCAACCAGCGTCTTCGGGGATTGCGTGGGAAAGATTTCTCAAGACCTCCGCCGTCCGCCCTTCGCCAATCAGAACTTTTATGGCGCCGGGGTCGAGGCGACGCTCAACCGCCGCCAGCCCGGACATCGGGGGCAGGAATGCGATATGGGTGGAGCCAGCCAGGACCGGAATAGGCATGCGTTCCGGATTTTTGTCCTCAGATACTCTCAACGGCCGGCAGTAGAAAGATTCCTCATTCGCGTAGTCGAACTCTAGCCCGCAACTCCATGATTTATCTTCCGTAACCCCGTCCACCACGATTTCAATTCGAATATTCTTGGTCTGCGGCTTCCCTCCGTTCTGTTGGACATCTCTGACGTGCAAATCTCGCCAAAGCAAATTTGCATAGGGAACCGGCACTGCGATCAAGTCTTTACGGTTTATTGTTACGCCGGGTCTTTTTTCTGGTGCCTCTTTACCGGCCCGCTTCTCGTTCCATTTCCGAAGGCCAACCTCCCACAAAGCCAATGCCTGCAAGGCGGTCGTCTTGCCTGAATTGTTTGGGCCTATGAAAACGACAGGATTGCCGAGTTCAACCTCGACATTTTCGAATCTCTTGAAATTTCGGATTGTGAGTTTTGTCAGCATGCCGACCTGATTGAGTCTCCGGGTGTCTTGCCGAATGGAAGGACGATTCTAATGCATAAGCCCTCGATTTTTCCTATGAAACCGTTCGAATGAACTCGCAAACAGCCGTCCGCTGCGTCTGCGAATTCATCGAATCCCACTAAAGCAAGTCTTTAGTAGCGGGTGGCAACCCGCGCACCATATCTTGTGGGCGATGGCTCCGCAGACACCATGCGATATTCCCTATCAGTTCACGGCCGGCACCACTGTCAAATTTCGACGCCAGTTCCAGAGCTATCCCGCAACGGACGGATGGGCCTATAAAGTTTTTTTCAACGGCCCCGCGAAATTCGAAGCGGATGGCGTGCAGGACCAGGACGCGAACAGCAACCCTCTGAATTCCTGGACGGTGACGCTCACCGCGACTCTCACGAACGTTGCGCCCGGCTGGTACAAAATTTCCGAGCAAGTCACTCTCGCGGCGACCGGCGAAGTTTACGACGTGAACGACCCGCAAGACCTCAAGCACACCACGATCCTGGCGAACCCCGCGACCACAGCGGCGGGATCGTTCCGAACGTGGGAGGAACAGACGCTCGCGATTCTCCAGGCAGCCATCGCCGGGAATATGTCGCAGAACGTCCAGAGCTATCAAATCGCGGGCCGCGCCGTAAGCCACTATTCGATTGAAAACCTCATGAAGCTTGCCGGGATTTTCAAATCGATTGTTTGGCGGCAGCACCATCCGGGTTATTTGGGCGAGCGGTACGCAATCCAATTCCCGCCCGAGCAGAGCGAGCAGCCCTTCCCGCCGACGTGGGTTGACACAACGGGGTTTATTCCACCGCCATGAGAGTCCAATTTCGCGGCCTGTTCTCTCGAATTCGCACGGCGTGGCGGGTGTGGAAGTATGCGAGCAGGCAGCAAGGCGGAATCTATGAGGGCACCCAAACGACGCGCCTCACCCTTGACTGGATTGCGTCGATTCTCTCGGCGGACCAGGAGATTCGCGGCAGTATTCGTTTGCTCCGCGCTCGCGGTCGTGAACTCTCCCGCAACAATCCCGTTGCGAAAAATTATCTGAACCTACTCGCCAACAACGTGGTCGGCCCGAAGGGGATCGATTACCAAGCCCAGGTCCGCAACGCCAACGGGAATCTCAACTCCCAGTTCAATGAAAAAATCAAAACCGCATGGACTGATTGGATTAAGAAGGGCAATTGCACGGCGGACGGAAAACTTTCTCTCCGCGCCCTCTGCGATTTAGTGATCCGCAACATCGCCACGGATGGCGAAGCCTTCATTCGCCTCATTCCCGGATTCCCCGGCAACGGCCACAAATTCGCGCTGCAACTCATCGATCCGGACCAAGTAGACCCCTATATGTTTCAGTACCCGGCGAACGTGGGGCCGCAGAAGCGCGGCGAAAACGAAATCCGTTTCGGCATCGAAATCGATGAGTGGGGCCGGCCCGTCGCGTACTGGGTGACCAAAGGCCATCCGTCCGACCTGGGCGGATCGCTCGACGCGGAGCGGATCGAAGCGCAGTACATCATTCACCTTTACGACCCGCACCGCGTGAACCAGACGCGAGGCATCACCTGGTTCTCCGCCGTGATGTTTGAGTTGCGGATGCTTGGCGGCTACATCGAAGCCGAACTCGTAGCGGCGCGGACCGGCGCGGCGAAAATGGGTTTCTTCAAATACAACGACGCCAGCGCATTCCAGGCCGAAGCCCCCGAAAAACCCTTTCGCATGGACGCTCAGCCCGGCGTGATCGAAACGCTCCCTCCCGGAATGGATTTCCAGGAATGGAGTCCCGAACATCCGTCCAGCGCATTCCCGAATTTTGTGATCACCCTTTTGCGCCAAGTGGCGACCGGGCTTGGCGTGAGCTACAACGCGCTCGCGAGCGACCTCACCGGCGTCAACTATTCTTCGATGCGTTCCGGCCTGCTGATTGAGCGCGACCTGTGGCGCAAGTTGCAACAGTGGATTGTCGAAGCGTTTCTGCAGCCGGTTTTCGAAAACTGGATCAAGATGGCGCTCCTCTCCGGCGAGCTCGTCCTGGACTCGCGGGACCCCAACAAATTCCTCGCGGGTAAGTGGGAGCCTCGCGGCTGGCAGTGGGTTGACCCGCTCAAAGACGT